ATAGTGGTATTGGTTATAGTTCTGCCTCTACTTCTATATTTGTAGATCCTAGAGGATCTGGTGCATTATTTGATACTAGAGTTAGAGTTCTCAACGTAAATGATGCATATAGATTTGGAAAAATATCTGCAAACAATTCAACTAAGATTTACTCAAATCTTTATAAGAATGACGAAGAAAATTCCTTAGTATATGGAATTTATGGGTATTCTGAGGATCTTGCATCAAACTTTGAACCTTTGAATGGTGCTCACTCACCAATCATTGGATGGGCATATGATGGAAATCCAATCTATGGACCTTTTGGATATACATCTTCAGAAAATATTCAATCTGGTATCAAGAGGCTTGAAACTGGATATGTGTTAAGAACTAGTTCTGTTGTAGATAGACCAAGTTTTGAACCAGGATTCTTTGTTGAAGATTATCAATATGATAATGTTGGTGATTTGGATCATCATAATGGAAGATTCTGTAAAACACCAGACTTCCCCAATGGAGTCTATGCATACTTTGCAGGTGTAACTACTAGTACAGTTTCTACAGACTTTATACCAACTTATCCATACTTTGTTGGTAATAAGTTCAAGTCTAAAGTTATAAAGGAAAATTTAGTTTTAGATCATTCATTTGACTTCAATAACGAAGAACTTGTCAGAAATACTTTCCCATATAAAGTCAACGATCCTTATGCGGATTATGATTTCATCAATGAATCATATGAAGATTTTGAACAGTCTACTGTTGTTGAATCAGTTCTAAAGGGTGATGTACCAGAGATTAAAGTAATTGATGGTGGAACGGGATATTCTATTGGTGATAGAGTCAACTTTGATTTGGAAGATATTATAGGTTCAACCAATGTAAGAGGAGAAGTTTCAGAACTTAAGGGGGTAGGAATTACCTCTATTTCAACTACTCTGGATTCAAATTCGGGTTGTGTATTTGTTTGGGATAGTGATGATCAAGTATCTGCTTATCAGTTGAAAGGATTTGATTTCAATAATAATGATACTGTTCTTGTCAGTGGTCTTTCAACTTCAGTTACATATCTCGCTGGTTCTAAGAAAATTGGATTTAGCACTGAAACTGTAGGATTAGCAGGAACAATGACAAGTTACTCCAGTTTGCCTGGAGGAAAGACTGAAGATATATTTGTATCAAGATTGTTCAACACAGTATCAATTGGTAACTCAATAACAATTGTCTCTTCTTCTGGAAATGAAGTTGTAACTGTATTGAACAACTTCTCTAACGGTGTTCTTAGAGTTAAGAGATATGGTTCAACAGGTGCAGCACATTCGTTCGGTAGTGATTTAAATCTTACTGCAGATAGAGTTAAATTACCAGTTAAAACTGGTAGATTCACTTCTCAGAGAGATAATTTAGTTTACTTCAATGCAGCAGAATCTGTTGGTATTGGAACAACTATTGGTGCTGCTATCAATAAGGTAGTTCAAGTTGGTGTTACCACGGAATTGGTTTCCATTCCTTGCAGATCCATATATCTTCCAAACCACCCCTTCAAGACTGGTCAGAGACTTACTTTTACAAAAACAACAACTCCAGGTGTAAATTCTCTGATTGTTGGTAATGATAATTTAAATACAGCAACTTTCTTCATACCAAATCAAACTACATTATCATCAGATGTATATGTAATTAATAAGGGTACTGATTTTATTGGACTGACAACACAAGTTGGTCTGACAACATCAACAGAAGGTTTATTCTTCTACAGTGATGGATCTGATAATGCAGAGTATCTTCTTAAGACTAATAAGGATCAACTTATTGGTAATGTTGATAGAATTACAACAGTTGTCGGCACTTCTGCAACACATGGTCTTCAAAAGGGTGATACTGTCAGATTGAGTGTTGTACCAAATACTGTCGTTGGTTTTGGAACAACAGCAGCAGTAAAACTTAAGTTGAATTTAGATGAGAAGAAGATACTTGTAAACACTATAGGAATCAATTCAACGTCTATCAGTCTCTCTGACGGTTCATTTACATATATTGAGCACGGGTACAATACTGGTGATAAAGTCTTCTACGAGAGCACAGAGGTTGCTTCTGGACTGAGCACGGGTTCTTACTACGTTGTAAAAGATACTAGGGATAAATTTAGATTATCTGAAACTCTTTATGAGACGAGACCAGATTCTGAGAAAACTGTACGTATGACCACCACTGGTGGTGTAAATCACAATATCTCAGCAATCAATCCAAAAATTGATGTTGTAAGGAATGGTGATTTAACATTCAATCTACAAGATCCATCATTACTTGGATATGAATTAAAAATCTATAGAGAAAGAGAATTTGTTAATGAATATAATAGTTCCTTAGATAGTAGAGACTTCAATGTGGTTGGAGTTGGTAGTGTAGGAATTGGATCCCTTTCTAATGCTACACTCACAGTAAAACACTCCCCTAGTATACCAACTAAACTGTATTATGGATTATCAAAGGGTGGATATATTAGCACAGCAGATACTGAAGTATTAAATCATTCAGAAATCAACTATATTGATAGTGAATACAATGGTGTTTATGAAGTATTTGGATTATCAACGACAGCAACATCACAATTCAGTATTTCTCCAAAAATTTATCCTGATGTTTTGGAGTACAATGATGAGCAATGCGATGAAATCAATTACTTTACAAGGTCCTCAACCGCACTGAATGGTAGTATTTCTCAAGTTAGAGTTTTATCTAAAGGATTTAACTTTGAAAGACTTCCTAAGTTTAAGGATGTAACATCTACAAATGGCATCAATGCAAATATCATAGGTGTATCAACTTCCATCGGTAGAATCAAAACTACTAGATTTAGAGATATTGGTTATGACTATGCATCAGATAGAACTCTGAGACCTGAAGCATTTGTTCCGCCTATTGTAAGTATTGACAACTTAGATGTAATCAAAAATATTAATATTGAATTTGGTGGTGAAAGATATTTGAGTGATCCAGATCTTTTACTCTGGAATGATACCACAAAGAAAGTTGTAGACTCAACTACACTAATTGCACGCGCACCAAATGGTTCTATTTCTGAAATAGAACAGATTGCACCTATTCCTGGATTACAATCAGAACCTCATAAAATAATTGCTATCAACAACTCAAATGGTGTTGGTATTGTCTCTATGGTCAGTGGACCTACAGGAATCGCTACTTGTGTCCTTAAAACTCCTATACTTGGATATACGTCACCACAGTTTGCGGTGAATGATAGAATCTTTGTTGAGGGAATTGAAATGGCATCCCCAGACGGATCTGGATTCAATTCTCAAGATTATGACTATCAGATGTTTAAGGTCATTCAATATGCTAATACTAGTCCAGCATCTTTGACTTTCCAACTTGTAGATGATGCTGGAGTTGGTCTTACTACAAATGCTGGTATTGCAAAGACTTTCCAATCTGGATATGCTACTTTAATCAACGAATCAAATTATCCTAGAATTACTATTGAGCAAGAGAGAGGTTCTTTTGTTGAAAATGAAAGATTATATGTAGATTCTGGACAAGGGTATGCAAAACAAGATCTATTTGTTGCTCTTGTAAGAGATGATTATATTAAGGTAAGAGGTAGAGCAAATCTCTTCAAGGGTGATAGAATTAAAGGATTTATTAGTGGAACAATCGCGGATGTAACCTCTATAGACAAAAAGAGAGGTAAGTTTGAAATTGAGTATTCCTCTAAGAATGATATTGGTTGGAATGATGATGTTGGTAAGATCAGTCAAGATTATCAAGTAACACCAAACAATGACTATTATCAGAATCTTTCTTATTCAATCAAGAGTCCAGCAGGTCTCAAGAACTTTGCAGATGTTGGAGTATCGTCTGAAGCATCAAGTAGAATTGGACTTGGAGGAACCACAACTGCTATTGTGATTCTTGATGTTGTTAATGAAAGAAGAGTTGATATTGTCAATTACTTTGATAACACTCTTGATGATAATCCACGAGTAAGTTCTATTACTGGACTGACACAATCTAATGCTTTACAAATTCAAAATAGAAAATTAACAGATTTCATTGAGTGTAGAACAAATAGGGTATTAATTCATGATGATATTAGTGAGCAGTTCTCCAGTAGAGGATTTAAAGATACCTTCTTAGAAATTGAAGAAATTTCTTTCCTTGATAATCATGTAAGATATCTCATCCAAATTGTTGACCCAGATACTGAAGATACACAGTTAAGTGAACTTGTAGTTCAATCTACAACAAATGATATATTCTTGTTTGAAAAATACACCACATTTACAAAGAATAGACTTGGTAGTTTTGAAGCAGAAATTCAGGATGGTGATAGAAAAGTTCTGAAGTTTATTCCTGCTGATGCATTTGACACTGATTATGATATCAAAGTTCTGAAGAAAACATATCTGTATCAAGGATTGCCAGCTGGAAGTTCTGGAGTCGGCACTGAGAGTTTTGGATCCGTTGATTTAGTTTCATCTTTTGTTGGAATCAACAGTGTAACAACTGGAATTAGTTCTAATACAAAAGTAATTGCACAATTCTCAGATTCTGATTTCAATGGATTGTTTGCAAGTATTGAAATTTCAAATAGATTTACATCTGATACAAATTATATTGAAGCAGCAATTGACTTTGATGGAACAAATACTTATGTAAGTGAATATTACTTTGATGCACAAACACTTTCATACAGTGCATCAAGTGTTGGAATCATTAGTGCGTTCCACGATACTTCAGCAGGTATTGTTTCAATCACTGCATATAACTCTAGTAATGAATTTATTGATGTACGCAGTAATATAGTTGGATTTGCAAATACAGTTGCTGGTATTGGAACTTACAGATTCCTTCTCAACAATCAACCAGGAGGAACAGAGAAGAGTGCAAGATATGAATCTGTCAATGGACTTGGATCTAACGTTGTTAGAGCGGGCACCTTTGATATAAGATCCATTTCTTCTGCTGCTTCTATTGTTCGTGTTTCTGCCGGAACTACATCGGCAATACACCAAGTTGCTATTATGGCAAACTCCAGATCTGGAGATATTGTTGTTGTTCCTGGAACATTCTCTGCAACAAATAATGTTACTGGTCTTGGTACATTTGGTGGTGAACGTGTTGGAAATGAGTTTTATCTGAACTTCTACCCAGACGCTCCTTATAATGTAGAACTTCAATCTTTCAATGAAGTTTTCTACAGAGAGATGGATTTTGATAATCAAGCAAATCCACTTTCATATGGACCAACTAATAAGTTGCTGTTCCTCACAGCATATGATGGATTGAATGGTCTTAGAGCGAATAGAACCAATTTTCCAATCAAACATGATGGCAAACCAATCTATATGAAGGAATTTGATCCTAGTGATACAACCCTGCTCAACTATGCAAGTGGTTTGTTCACAATGCAAGATCATTTCTTCAATACTGGTGAAGAACTTCTATACAATCCAAAATCAACATTTGTTGGTGTTGGACAGACTGCAATGGGTATTGGTGCAACCGCCAACTATGCAGGTGTTGTTACTGATAGACTTCCTGAAAAAGTTTATCCAATTGCAATCACTCCAGATACATTCAAACTGGCAACAACTCCACAATTTGCAAGGGCAGGAATATTTGTAACATTTACTGATGCAGGATTAGGTAATGCTCACGAATTAGAGTTCACTAAGAAACTGAGTAAGAGTGTTATTGCAATTGATGGAATCGTACAACAACCTGTTACCTTTACACCAATCAATCACAGGTTAGATCACAATGGTCATTACTTAACTGGTGGTATAAGTGCAGGAATCTCTACATTCAATATTTCTGGTATTTCTTCGATTCAACCAAGAGATTTACTTTTAGTTGATGATGAATTTATGTCTATTGTTGAGGTTGGATTTAGTACTAACGTTGCTGGTGAAGTTCTTGGACCAATCAGTGGTGTTATTGCTTCTGGTGCTGGTGTTACTTTCCCAACAGTATCTGTTAAGAGAGGTGCAGTCGGAACTGCAGCAACAACTCACTTTGATGGTGCTAATGTTCAAATCTATAGAGGTTCATTTAACATTGTCAAGAATGAACTTCACTTTACTGAGCCACCAAAAGGAAATAATAGAGCAAGAAGAAATGAGAGCAACCTGCCATATGTACAGGCAGCATTCTCTGGAAGAACTTTCTTGAGATCTAATTATGATACCAATATGGTATTTGATGATATTTCCGACGAATTTACTGGAATTGGAAAAACTTTCTCGCTTAAAGTTGGTGGTGCTGATACAACTGGCGTTGACTCAGGAAATGGCATTCTGTTCATTAATGGAGTATTTCAAACACCATCTACTGATAATAATGCTGGTAATACCTATGAATTTACCAAAGATGTTACAGCAGGAATCAGTAGTGTTATCTACACTGGAATCAGTTCTGTTGATGGAACACCTATTGAATCTAAATTTGATATCAACCAAAACCAAATTCCAAGAGGTGGACTTATTGTTTCCTTAGGATCAACTCCAGGTCTTGGATACGCACCTCTTGTTGGTGCAAAAGTCAAGGCAGAGAAGAATTCCACTGGTCAAATTACCAATATCATTGGAATCAATACTATTAGTACCGCAGTTTCTATCAGCACAGCACTTTATAATCAAGTAAGTGGTATTTTGGAGATTGAAACTACAGATTCACATAATATCAGAGGTGGTGATAGAGTTAAGTTAGATAATCTTGAATTTAGTTGTTCTTCAGCACATTCTGGCGTTACGACAACCATCTTCCCAGATTATGATTATCCAGTAGATGTCTTCAATGTTATTTCAGCAACTGAAGTTGCAATCAACGTTGGTCCTAGCACTATTCCCCACGTATATGAAGGTGGTGGAACTGTTGCAAGACACTTTACACAAAACTTTGGTTCTGGTTACAGATCACCAATTTCTATTGGTGTTACCGATCTTGCATATGAGCACAGATTCGTAAGATCTGCAAACAATAGCATTACTGCAAGCACTGGCGGTCCATTTACACCGACCAATGCTAAATTTACTTCACACACTGGAGTTCTTCAATTAACCATTCCCAATCATGGATTAGACACAACTGATACTATTCAAATTGCAACGGATAGTTTAGTATTTACTTGCTCTGATGATGACTTCTTTACTGAGCAACCCTATCCAAGAGCAACTGATCCTGCTGCAGGAGCAACTTTATCTGTTAATGCATTTACCACAAATACAATTAGTGTTGGTGTTGGATCTGCAGGTGGTGGAGGAACTGGTGCTGTTGTTGAAGCATCGGTTGGTATTGGTGGAACATTATCCTTTACAATTACAAATCCTGGTAAAGGATATGTCAATCCATCAATCATTATTCCCGAACCAAATTATGAAAATATGGAAATTGTTGGTGTATCAAGACTTGGTATTGGTGCAACAACCGAAGTTGGTAAAAATTTACTTCTCAACTTGACAGTTGGATCTGCAGGAACAAGTGTTGGAATTGGATCTACATTATTCCTTATTGATGAATTCAAGATCTCAAGATCTGGATATGGATTCCAACCTGGTGACGTTATGGAAGTTGTTGGTCTTGTTACCGCAAAAGATTTTGCTTCACCAGTTGATCCTTTCCAACTTGAAGTTGTAGAAACATTCAGTGACAAGTTCTCTGCTTGGTCATTTGGTGAAATGGATTACATTGATAGTGTATTTGGATTCCAAAATGGTTCAAGAAAGAGATTCCCACTCTTCTACAGAGGTGAATTGCTTAGTTTTGAATTGGATGTAAACAATCCACTTTCTTCTGCAATTGATTTAGATTCTGTTCTTGTTATATTTGTAAATGGAGTATTACAGACTCCTGGATATGCTTATCAGTTTACTGGTGGAACATCATTCATATTCACTGAACCACCTAAAGCAAATGATAAGGTTGATATTTTCTTCTACTTAGGTATTGATGGTGTAGATGTCACTCAAGTTGAAACTACTGAAACTATTAAAATTGGTGATGAAGTCTTCGTAAGAAAGCATCCTAATTTTAATGAAACTGCAGATCAACTCCGTGAAAGAAGCATCACTGAAATTACTGGATCCGATATCTTTGAGACAGATATTTACAGTGGTCCAGGTGTCAATGATACTATCTTCAGACCATTTGATTGGATCAAACAGAAGAAGGATAAATTTGTCAAAGGTGATCTTATCAGTAAAAAGAGACCAATTTTAGAAACTAAAGTATTCCCAACAGCAAGAATTATTGGTGACATTTCACCCACATCTTCCGAAATTTTTGTTGATAATGCACAATTCTTTGATTATGACGAAATGGTTCTTGATTTGAGTCAGAACACATTTACATTTGACGCATTTATGATGGATTCTATTGAACCAGTCTCTGCCGCATTTACTGCTACGGTTTCTATTGCTGGAACTGTTTCTGGTGTCTCAATTGCTAATCCTGGTGTAGGATACACAGTTACTTCTGCAGATATCAAATTCTCGGCTCCTAAAGAAATTGGTGTTGGAATTGGAACCACTGCAACTGGAACTGTTACCTTATCCAATGGTCAAGTTACTTCTGTTTCAATTACAAATGCTGGATTTGGATACACAAATACAAATCCACCACAAGTAATTATTGAAACACCAAGAGTAGCATCAGAGAATATCTCTAATGTCAGCAATGTTCAAGGATTTAGTGGAATTATCACTGGAATCAGTACTTCTGTTGGTACAAATGGTCATCCATTAGCACTTAAGTTTAACTTCCGTGCAATGAAAGATTATGGTGTTGATGGTGAGGCAGAAGTTGCTTCTGATGCCTTAGATTTACAGGTTGGTTATCCTGTAATGATTTACAACACAACAGTTGGAAATGGAGTAACTTCGGTAAATAGTAGCGATAGTGCAATTGTTGGTATTGGTACTACATTCTTAGATAATGTTTATATTGTAAATAACATTACAAGTCTTGCTTCAAAAGCAGAAATTACTTGTAACGTCCATTCCAGCAGTCCAATCATTGGAATTTTGGAAAGTGGCAACTTTGATGATAATAATGCAGGATTGACAACTTCTCTTGGAACCTTATCTTGGGGAAGAATATTTAATTATGATGCCAGAAACGGTATTGGAATTGGGGTTACTGGACTAACTGTTGATGCAGGTTTGTCAACATTCCCAACTATTCAAAGAAGAGGAAACTTTGGTGAAGGTAAAACTGGAGCAGTTCGTTCCACAAAACCACGCGCCGATGGTGTCAGTATTGAAGCAGATAATAATTTGAATTTCTATATTCAATAATCTCCTATAAATATATAAAAAAAGATAACGATGTCAGCAATTGTTACTGATCAATTTAGAATTCTGAATGCCAGCAATTTTGTTGAGTCAGTAGAAAATTCTTCTAACTCATACTACATTACTGTGGGTCTACCAAATCCAACTATTGTTGGGTATGGTAGAACTGTTGCTTGGAATACTAACCCACCTTCTCCTATTGATAACCTTGCTTACAATAGTCACGCTGGTGATGTTGTTCTCTACGGGAAGAGAATTAGTTCTGCTAACGTAAGAAGACTTGTTAGAAGAATTGATTGGGTTTCTGGCAGTAGATATGAAATCTATCGTGATGACTATAGCATTACAAATCCTGCTCCTTTGTCAAATGCATCTAGATTGTATGATGCAAATTACTATGTAATTAATAGTGACTTCAGGGTTTATATTTGTATTGAAAATGGTTCTAGTGGAGATAATCCAAAAGGTAATGTATCTCAGGATGAACCAACCTTTACAGATCTAGAACCATCTAGAGCAGGTGATAGTGGTGATGGATATATCTGGAAGTATTTGTTTACTATCAGTCCAAGTGATATTATCAAGTTTGACTCAACAGAATATATTACTGTACCAAATGAGTGGTCAACAAGCACTGACGCACAAATAAGAGCTATTAGAGAAGCTGCAAACTCTGATGTAAATGAAAATCAGATAAAAACTGTTTTCATTCAAAATTCGGGTTCTAACTATGCAAATGGTTTAGGGCAAGAAATGAGTATCATTGGTGATGGCACTGGTGGTAAGGTAAGAGTTGATGTTGAAGGCGGCAAAATTACAAATACTGTCGTAACTTCTGGTGGAAAAGACTATAGTTATGCTTTGGTTGATTTGGGATCTATCAATTCCAACACAACTGGCACTAGCGCACATTTGATTCCTGTGATTCCACCATCAAAGGGTCACGGATTTGATGTTTACACTGAATTGGGAACTGATAAGGTTCTTGTGTATGCAAGATTTGATGACTCAACAAAAGATTTTCCAATTGATACAAGTTTTGCTCAGGTAGGCATTGTCAAAAATCCAACAAAAGTTGGAACTACTGACATTTATCAAGAAAATACATTCTCTGGACTAAGTTCATTTAAATTCCTTTCAATTACAGGAACACCAAAAATTGGTGAAAAAATTGAACAAAACTTGACGACTGGTGGAAAAGCATTTGGATATGTTGCTTCATATGATAGTGAGACTAAAGTTTTGAAGTATTTTAGAGATAGATCTCTCTATTATAATTCAACAACTCTTGATCAGCAAGATTATACAGGAATATCAACAAGCGGAAGAGCATACAGTTTTGAATCATCTGCAAGTGTAATTACTGGAAAAACATCTAATTTTTCAGCATCGATTGACACTGCTTTTGCAGGAATTACAACTAATCCAACTGGAACGAAGTTAATCAATCTTGGCGTTGACTTCACAAGTGGGATGGCATCTCCTGAAATAAATAAAGGGTCAGGACAATTAATTTATCTTGACAATAGGGCTAGCATTGCTAGAAACGCACGCCAAAAAGAAGACCTCAAAATTATACTGGAATTTTAAAAAATGCCACAAAAGACGAACTTAAACGTAAGCCCTTACTATGACGACTTTGATAAGGCAGATAATTTTTATAAGGTTCTGTTTAAGCCTGGGTATCCTGTTCAGGCTAGAGAACTAACAGGTCTTCAATCTATTCTGCAGAATCAGATAGAATCCTTTGGCAGTCATATGTTCAAAGAAGGTTCTATGGTGATTCCTGGAGGAATCTCCTGTGATAATGCATTTACTACAGTAAAAGTAAATCAAGATCACTTAGGACTAGACGTTACAATATATCTGGATGCCATTGTAAATGCGAACAACGGAAGAGGAACGAAGGTAAAGGGACAGAATTCTGAAATTATTGGAACCATTAAAGGATATCTTTTACCACCAGAAGAAGGTGTTGAAGAGATTACTTTATTTGTCAAGTATCAAGATGGTGCTATTGACGGGACTAGTGTTGAATTTGAAGATGGTGAAATATTAGAACTTGAAGAAAATGTTACCTATGGAAATACGACATTAGTAATCGGTGATAGTGTATTTACATTAAACTCAGTTGAAGCAACCAAAACTGGATATGCTGTAGGTGTTGCAGAGGGTGTATATTTTATTAGAGGAACATTTGTTGATGTTCAAAAGTCTCAGATTGTTCTTGATCCATATGACAATGAACCGTCATTTAGAGTTGGATTTGATATCATTGAGGAAATCATAAATTCCGATCAAGATCCAAGTATTAACGATAATGCAAAAGGTTTTACAAACTATGCTGCACCTGGAGCAGATAGACTTAAAATTCAACTTAGATTAACTAAGAAACAACTTACTGATTATGATGATACCACTTTTGTTGAGTTGGTAAAAATTGATGAAGGTGTAATTAAAAAACTTCAAGATAAATCAAACTATAATATTATTAAAGACTACTTCGCTAAGAGAACTTTTGAAGAGTCTGGAAATTATGCTGTTGATAATTTCACAGTTGATGTTGTTGACTCACTGAACAATGAGACTGGCAATGGTGGTCTCTTCAGAGAGGATGAGGTAACTGACCAAGGCAACACCCCAACAAGTGATTTGGTAGGTGTTAGAGTCTCTGCTGGAACTGCATATGTAAGAGGATTTGATGTTGATCTTGTAGGTTCTACTATAATTGATGTAGAAAAACCAAGAACAACAAAAAGAGTAAAAGACTCAAACATTCCATTTGCTCTTGGAAGTTTAATCAAGGTCAATAATGTCCACGGAACCCCTTATATCAATATCGGTGGAACCGCAGCGGGCGGTGGAACTAACACTAATGTTATTGAATTATATGGCGAAAGAAGAAATGGAGCAGGTAACACTAATGTTACCAATGCTTCTAATGCAGGATTAACAACAAAAGTAGGTGAGGCAAGAGTATATTGGTTTGGCGTATCTGATGCGCCATATGAAGGAAATCAAACGGAATGGGATTTATATCTGTATGATATTCAGACCTTTACAGTTCTTACACTTGCTAACACCTATAATCAAACTGATCAAGTTCCACTGACTTCATATTTCAGAGGTCTCTCTAGTGGTGCTACTGGATATTTGTCAGCATCTACTGGAAATAGTTACAGTCTGACACAAACCTCAGGAAAATTCTTGATTGGTGAGCAAATTATTATCAATGAAAATGAGGAGTACAAGACTTCTATTACTGCTGCTGATTTCTTTGATACATCAGACATTAAATCAGTATTCCAAGATTCTGATGCTCTGAACACAAGTTTGCACACAAACTTCATTGCAGATACTGTTCTTTATGAGCAAGAACTTGCTGATTTTGGCGCAAAAGATCAACTCGTTGTAAGTGGTGGAAATACAGGCAGAATTGCTGGCAGAAACTTTACACCAAAAGAAGGTGGAATCAAAGTCAATAGTATTATCAAGTACCAAACTGGTAATGCAGATCCAACTTTCAACAGAGTTAGTGCAATTCGTGCAGATGGAACTGCAATAACTTTAGCAGCTACTCCTGTAGCAGTTGCAGGTGTTAACAGACGTACTGTTGTAAACAACGCATCTGGATACACATTCTCCCTGATGGTACCTAAAATCAGGCAGTATGGTAATAATGGTTTATATTCTACACTTCCAGTTGAGAAAATTTCTTCTGTTGATCTTGCAAATTCAGAATTAACTATTACCAAGCAAATCACAGGTAAATCTGTATCTTCTAATAGTCTGACATTAACAGTAGCAGATGCCCTTGATGCTAATGCTGGAATTACAAGCGTAGCTTATGAGGCATTTGATGCGGAGAGATATACAATCACTGAAAATAATGGTTCTCCTGTAGAACTGAACAGTGGAATGTTTACTCTCAATGCCAACGGAGATTCTATTACATTCTCTGGTTTACCTAATAACAATCCAGTAACTGTCAATGTTACGCTGAGAAAAAGATCTGTTACCAATAAAACAAAAGATTTTACCAGATCCAATACCCTTTCAGTTGTTAGAACAAGTGGAGTTTCTGTAGTTGCAGGTTTAACAACTAGCAAATTCTATGGAACAAGAATTGAAGATGAAGAAATTTCACTGAACGTACCTGATGTAGTCAATGTTCGTGCGATTTATGAATCCACAGATACCTCTGCACCTGTTCTTGATAAGTTAACATTTGCAACAGGTCTTGCTTTAGATCAAAGTGTATTGATCGGAGAAAAAATCGTAGGTCAAGACAGTAGAGCAGTTGCTCAAGTTGTTCGCACAGCAGCAAACTCTGTTGACTACGTAAAATTAAATACGAATAATTTTACAGTTGGTGAACTTGTTGAGTTCAAAGAATCTTCAAGATCAGCAATCATTCAAGAAGTCAATCCTGGAAGTTATGTTGACAAAACTCCAAACTACAGATTAGATAAAGGTCATCGCCATCAATACTGCGATTATTCTAGAATTGTAAGAAGAGATGGTGCTGCAATTCCTTCTCGTCAATTGTTGGTGATTTTTGATTCATATGCTGTAGGATCAAATAATACTGGTGATATTTTCACCGTCAATTCCTATTCTCAGGACAGATATAGAAGTGATCTTCCAGTACTTCCAAATGGTCTCCGTGCATCAGACTTCTTAGATTTTAGACCAAGAGTATCTGCGTTTGATACTTCAACCAATGCTTCACCTTTTGCATTCTCCAGTAGAGAATATGAATACAACTATAAGTATGTTGTTTCTCCAGATGAGTCTTCATTCTTAGGATACAGTTATTATCTTCCAAGAATTGATCTTGTCACGATCAATCGTCTTGGTGATGTTGAAGTAATTAAGGGAGAACCTGCAGATTTTCCACAACCACCAGTTTTGTCGGATGATGCAATGGAAATCGCACAGATTTCCTATCCTGCTTATCTGTTTAATCCAACATCGGACCCTCAAATTCTTCTTCGTGACAATAGAAGATTTACAATGAGGGATATTGGAAAACTTGAAGATAGAATTGAAAATCTTGAAGAAGTTACTAGTCTCTCAATGTTGGAGATGAACGCAAAAACATTGGCAGTTACTGATGCTAATGGTCTTGATAGATTCAAATCTGGATTTATTGTATCTGACTTTAGAGATAAGTCGTTGATGGATCCCCGATATTCAACTCTTGATATTGCAAAAGAAGGTGCAACTGCTATTGCTCCTGTAGATTTTTGGTCAATGGATGCTCAGTTAGCATTTGATCCTGCAATTGATACAACTAAAGCAGATCTCTCACAGAACTTAAGACTGTTAGATTCAAATATTCAAAAAACTGGAGATCTACTGACACTGAAGTATGAAGAAGTTGGTTGGCTTGATCAACCTCACGCTACTAATGTTGAAAATGTCAATCCATTCAATGTTATTGTTTATGTTGGTGGTGTTCAGTTAGATCCTCAGTCTGATAACTGGACTAGAACAATCTATGTTAATAATCATAGAACTGAATCAACGGGTGCTAAGTGGAAACAAGAAGCATCAGTTACTAAAAATGTTGACAGAAAAACTGAATATGTCACTTACAAAAAAGGTGGTGGTAGAGGCGAAAGAAAAACTAGAGCATTTACTACTACAACAATCACCACTAAAACTAGATATACACCAAAACTCAAAGGACCTTCAAGAGAATTTAATTATGTAGAGGATGTAAAGATCTCTGGAGAGGCAGATCCTTGGATGCGTTCAAGAAATGTATACTTCAATGCTAATGGATTGAGACCGTATACAAAACATTATTTGTATCTTGATAGTCAGCAAGTTGATGTTGTTCCAAAATTATGTGAAATGACTATGGTATCTGGAACTTTCCAGGTTTTTGAAGAGGCAGATGTTTTTGACTCCACAGGCAAAAAGATTGGTGTCATGAGGATTCAAAAACCAAATCATAAGTTTGGTGATACTTCTAGACCAGACATTGGTGCAGGTCTTGGATCTCCAGCAGTTCTTGTAGAAACTTATTCTACTGATCCATATGATAGAAACAGACCAGCACCAAGCGATACATATTCTGCCACATCTAGACTGATTAACTTTGGTGTAAGAGTTCTCTCTAGAGGAGAAAAATTCTATGGATATGTTGAAAAGGGTGCCAAAGTTGTTGGTCGTACATCTGGTGCAGTTTGTACAATTGATCGTGCGGAATTGATTTCTGATAATTGGGGAGATATTGTTGCAAACTTCTTCTTCAGAAATCCAAATTCAAATCCATTACCACCAGTAAGAGTTAAGAGTGGAACTAAGACAGTAAAAGTCACCGCAGTTCCACCCAATACAGTAGTTCTTCCTGGATCTACAGTATTTGCTTCCGAAGCACTTGGATCTTATAGTGGCAGTGGAACTATTCTGACACAAGAAACTAGTCGTGTTTCTGTTAGAAATCCACCCAAACCTAGAAGAAAGAAAACTAAGGTTGAGGTACAAGTTAAGGCACCACATAGAGATCCATTAGCACAATCATTTACAGTTGATGGGCAGGGTGCATTCTTAACATCATTTGACTTGTATTTTGCTGCAAAAGATCCTGATGCAAAAGTATATGTTGAACTAAGAACGATGGAGTTGGGAACACCAACATCTTTCTTGGTTCAAGACTACACACAAGTTGCATTGAATCCTAATGATATTCAAATCAATACTTCGGATCCATTCAATCCAATTCCAACAAGAGTAAGATTTGAATCACCTGTTTTCCTGGAAGCAGATACTGAATATGCTATTGTTATTCTCTCACCAGCTTCGGATGGTTATGAGATGTGGACAGCAACTATGGGTCAAAAGACCGTCAGAACTACAAATCTCCCTGATGTTCAAAACGTAGTTGTAACCAAGCAATACATTGGTGGATCTCTCTTTAAGTCTCAAAATGGTACTATTTGGACACCAAGTCAGTTCCAAGATTTAACATTCAAACTTTATAAAGCGGAGTTTGTTAATTCAGGTACTGTTACTTTCCACAATAGTGACATTCTTCCAAAAGGTGATAATAGCACAGTTCTGGATGATAATCCAATTGAAGGATTCCCAAGAAAACTCAAGTTACCTCTTAGCGGAACTTTAAGTGCTGCTGTCAAACCTGGTGTAAGAGTTGGTGAAACTGGCACTGGACCAAGTATAACTGGTTATGTTGAAAATATTGGTGGTCCAGCAGTTTCAGGATCTGCTAATGTTTCAATTGCAAGTAGTGGTGCTGGATACAATCCTGGTGCAACTATAACTGGTGTTCAACTTTCCTCCTTAACTGGTAAAGGAACTGGTGGTGAAGCAACTTTAACTATTGACTCTTTTGGAAGCGTTTCTACTGTAACTATTACCAATACTGGAAGTGGATATGTTGATGGTGAAACAGTTGGAATTGTAACTTCATCTCTAGCAACAGCATCTAGAAAAGGTTTTGGTGCCAAATTTACTCTCACCGCCACTGGTGCAGCAGATACACTTTATCTTACAGATGTTCAAGGAGAGAACTTTACAAATACTCTTGCAATTCACCATTACACTGATCCACTCGATGAATCTACTAGAACAAGTTCTGGTGTAACCGTTAATGGAACATCATCCTTGATTGATGACTTATATAGTGGAAATGTATTCAGAGTCAAACAACGCAATCATGCTCACCACGGTGGTAATAATAGTGTTGCTATTGAAGATGTTCTCCCAGATACCACAAAAACAACAGTAACTACAAACTTTGGTGAAACTGATACTGTTGTTTCTGTTGCTAATACCACAATATTTGGTAGATTTGAAGGTATTAGTACAAGTCGTGGATATGCACTTCTCAACAATGAAGTTGTTTCTTATAGTGCAATCACTTCTGGTACAGGAAATGCAGGTTCTCTTACAATTAATGCTAGAGGACTTAATAGTTCTTCCAAGTCTTCTCACGTTGTTGGTGAATCAATTCAACCATATGAGGTTAATGGTGTTTCCTTGATGAGAATCAATACGTCTCTGAATGTATCATCTGCAGGATATAAATCCAATAGTTCAAATCTTGATAACTACTTCTTGGAGTTTGATAGAACAACCGCATTCCCAACAGTTAGAGATTCTGGAACAGGAATGCTTAACTTCACATCTCAAAAAGGATTTGGAGGAAATACTGTCGGTATTTCTCAGAACTATCAGTTCAGCACTCTTGAACCACAATTTAATATCATCACACCAGGTAAAGGAACTGCAGCAAGTTCTCAAATTAGAACTATCTCGGGAACAAGTGCTGGTGGAAATGAAATTTCATTCGTTGATCAAGGTTTTGAACCAGTTACTTTGAATAAGACCATTAACTTCAATACACCTAGATTGGTTGCATCTAAAGCAAATGAACTTGCAAGATTGAGTACTCTTCCACGTAATAAATCTCTCACTATGAGAGTTAATTTTACTAGTGAGAATAAAGATCTTTCTCCAGTAATGGATTTGCAGAATTCTACTTTTGTAATCGGTAGAAATAAAACAAATGCACCTATCACCAACTTTGTTGATGATGCTAGATCAAATTCAATAGAGAATGATCCACACGGAGCAGTATTTGTAACAAAGCAAATTTCTTTAGCACAACCTGCAACAAGTTTGAAAGTTATTATTGCTGCTCAGAGACAAGAAGGTGCTGATTTCAGAGTCTTCTATCAACTCTTCAAAGCAGATTCTACTGAGATTGATCAAAAGTTTGTACCATTCCCAGGTTATGATAATCTGAGAGATACTGATGGTGATGGATTTGGAGATCGTGTTATTGATCCTGAAAGAAATACTGGAAGAGCAGATGCTTTCGTACCTGCAAATGATACTGTGGGATTCTCCGAATATCAATTCACTGCCAACAGTCTTGATCAGTTTAATGGATTTGCAATCAAGGTTGTATTATCAACCACAAATGAATCAACACCAGTTAAACTAAAAGATTTCAGAGCAATTGCATTAGCGTGATGGAAAACGAAGATTTGATTCAAGTAGAAGGTGAAACTAACCTTTTTAGAGATAAAAAAACTGGTGCTATCCTCAATACGGATAGTACCGGTTATGCTCAATATATGAGGATGAAACAAAGAAGACAGACAGAACGAGAGGAACTTGATACAATTAAAAGTGACATTGAAGAAATCAAACTACTTTTGAGGCAACTAACAAATGGATCCTGATCAAATTACACTCGAAAATCTTTCAAAAAGTTTTGAATACACAAAACTTGCTAAAGAAATAGACTCTTGCGATGATAGAGATATCCTGAAAGACATCGCAAAATCTTACGCAAAACTTTATTTGAAGCAACAAGAAGTCGTTTCTAGATTAGGACTTGAAGGAATATAAATATATTTACATCCTGAACTGTATATAAATGGCTGAAATCAAAGTCAGAGTAGGTCAACAACCAGCAGTAAAAGTTATATCTTCTCTTGCGGGTGCTCAAGGTCTTTCTTTGGCGGAGCTAAGTGATGTTAATGCCACCAACTTACAAAATGGCATGGTTCTTGTATATAACAGTAGCACAAAGAAATGGGATGCTACTTTAGAATTGACACCAGGTGCAACACAGAATTTAGACATCAACGGAGGAAATTTCTGACATGGCAAGTATTATCAGGATCAAAAGATCCTCGGGTACTGACAAACCATCTCTACTTAATTGGGGTGAATTAGCATATACTACTGGTATTGGTAGTGCTACCAATGCCGCTTACCAAAATAAAGACAGAGTATTCATTGGTGACGATGGTACAAACGTCTTAACCATTGGTGGGCGTTATTATACTTCAATGATGGACCACGTTCCTGGAACCGTGGCAAACATTGCGGCAACTAATACCAGAAACCTTGATAAAGGTGTTGCTGCGTTGATGGCACCTTTACCTAACACTGGTTTGGGTGGTGCAGAATCACTTAAAGTTGATCAGTGGAACGTAGATAACTTAAGACTTGATACAAATACGCTATCATCAACTGATACTGATGGTGATATTATTCTTGATCCAAATGGATCAGGTGAAGTTGTAATACCAGATGATACGTATCTAGCACTTGGTAATGATAAAGATTCGCGAATTGAATATGATGAAAATGGTACAAATTCTGTTCAAGTAACTGGTGCTCCTTGGGACTTCAATACATCAGTCACAATCAGTGGACAATCCTTCTTTGGTGATATAAGAATTGAAGATAACGTCATTTCTACGACTCCAGGTAGCAATGATACTCTTTATATTGATCCATATCCCGATGGTCTTAGTAATGAGGGAACTGTAATTATTAAGGGCAACCTTCAAATTGATGGTACGACCACACAGATCAACTCCACACAAAAAACTGTTAATGATCCAATCTTACACGTTGGTGATGTAACCAGTTCAAGAACAGTAATGCAACCCGTTGCTGTTGGTGTTAACACAATTACTTTTGATTCTGTTGTTGGAATTAATACTGGTGATGTTCTGAGTGGAAGTGCATCTCTTTCTGCTACTGGTATTTCAACAGTTACTGCTGTAAATATTGGTGCAAAAATCGTTACCGTCGATAGTAACATAATT